AGTAAAAGCTATGCTGCGTGGTGGCGATCTGCCGGGCGCACTGCGGGCGCTTGCGGCGAACACGTCTGATCCTGACGTCCGTGCTGTGGCAGAGAAATTGGCCAAGGTCGCAGGGAATACGCAGATCAAAGTCGCTAAGTCGATTGCTCCCGGCGTGCTCGGGCGGTTCACCGCCGCGGAAAACACGATCTCGCTGGCCGAAGATGGTGGTCTTAACACGCACGTGCTTCTGCACGAGATGACCCACGCCGCCACGGCTTTTGCGCTCACAAACAAAGGCCACCCGCTAACCCGCAAGCTGCAGAAAATCTTCGACGAAACCCGCGAGCACATGCCCACGGCGTATGGCTACACAAACCTCGACGAGTTTGTGGCGGAAGCGTTCTCGAACTCTGAGTTCCAACGCATGTTGGCAGGGCTAAAGGTCAATGGTGACCCGTTAACTCCTTTTGCTAAGATCAAAGCCGTGATCTCCAACTTCCTGCGTACGCTTATCGGCAAACCTACTAAGCCGGTGGAATCGGCGTTGGAGCAAACCACAGGCATCATCGACAACATCCTTGCACCTGCACCAAGCAACATCGGCGGTGGGGAGTTCTTTATGATGTCGCCTCGTGCAGCTGGTAAGCAGCTATCGGAGATGCTTGGGAATATGCAGAAATCTGCAAAACCTGTTACCAAAGAGTTCGCACAGAAGTTCTCTGACCAAACAATGGAGTTCCTCCGCGGTAGTGGCAAAGACAAGGCAAAGCGTGCTCTTGTTGGGTTCTTACCATCACAGGCGGTGGCTGACGTCGCGCAACGGAATGGTGTGACCGGTGCAATGAAATTGCACAAGCTAATGGAGGAGCAACGCGGCGCGATCAACACATCGGACCAAGAAGTTGAGGGCGTCCTGAAGTCTGTCGCTAACTGGGCCAAGGCCAACAAGGACCGCGTCGATACACTGAACAAGGTGGTGTACACCAGCACCATCGAACAGGTCGATCCGTCGAAACCACGCAGTGCGTATGATCGTTATCGTGCAACATTTAACACGCCCGGCACAGATAAACTCACTGTTAAAACCTACACCACAAAGGCAGAGCGGGACGCCGCAGTAGATGCGCATAAGGCGCAGTACGGCGAAGGTACGGCGAAGCGAGCAGGTGACCCTGACCCCAAAAAGCTAGCAGCCTACGACGCGATGCGTGCAAACTGGCGGCAGCTTGGTGCAGAGGGGCAGAAAGTCTACGCGCAGATGCGTGACACGTACAAGAAACAGTACGAGAGAATGCGCGATGTGATCTACGGCAAGATCGACGAGACCATCACCGATGAAGAAGCCCGTAAGAAGTTGAAGAACGAAGTGTACGCACGTCTGTTCGAGACTGGCACCATCGAACCCTATTTCCCGCTGACACGTTCTGGCGACTACTGGCTGTCCTACACTGCGGCGGATGGCGAATACTATGTTGAAGCGTTTGAGACGCTGGCAGAGCGTGACCGCGCAATGGCAGACCTAAAAGCAGACGAATCGGTCAAGGACGTGGAGAAGTTTGTTAACCTGAGTAACGCCAATTTCTCTAAGGCACCGCCGTCGTCGTTCGTCGGCCAGACGCTGCAAACACTACGTGCGAACAAGGTGGACGATAAAGTCCAAGCCGAAATCATGCGTCTGTTTGTGGAGGCACTGCCGGAGACGTCGTTCGCTAAATCACTGCAGCGCCGGAAAGGTACGAAGGGTTACCAAGAAGATGCGATCCACGCGCTTAAAACTAAAGCCTTCGACCTTGGTCGGCAAGTTGAACGGCTGCGTTACAGCGCCAAAATCCGCGATCTGCAAGACCAGCTCGTGCTGGACAACAAAGACAACATAACTGAGGAAAACAAATACCTCCTAGACGAGTTGCAAGCCCGTGCAGACTTTGCACGTAACCCACCAAAAGATAGTATCGCACAAGCGGCTAACCGTGCAGCGTTCGTCTTCACTATCGGGTTCAACGCGTCGTCCGCGCTGGTCAACCTCTCGCAGCTGCCGCTGTTCGTGTACCCCATGCTTGGCGGTAAGTATGGTTATGTAGATACGGGCCGCGCGATCAAAGATGCGTCCAAACTTATCACCAGCAGTGGGTTCAGCCGCAAGAGCGACATGGTCGCGCCATATGGCAAAGAGAAGAACATCAAGGTTAACGCGACCCCCAGCATTGACAACTACTTTGAGTTGGATGCTAACGGCGACTACGTTATCCGAGATGACCTCGACCTAGACGCGGACATGAAAACTCGTTTGAACGAAATCAAACCGCTGATGGAGATGATGGCCGCGCGGGGACAGTTAAACCGTTCGTTGTTTGCAGACAACCTCGGCATAGATAGCTCGGGTCGTGAGCGGAGCGTCGTTGATACTGTGTCGGCAGCTTCGGCGTTTATGTTCCACAATGTCGAAGTCTTTAACCGTCAGGTCACTGCGCTCACCGCGTATCAGCTTGAACTAGAGCGCCTAAAGAAGGCGGAACCTAACCTGTCTACCGCAGAGCGGCAGCAGAAAGCCGCGGAGCAGGCGCTGTACGACACGCAGCAGACAAACGGTGGTTCGGTGCTTGAGACAGCCCCACGGCTTAGCCAGCAGGGTATCGGGCGCGTTGCGATGATGTACAAGACGTACGGCGTCCAGATGTACTACTCCATGTTCAAGACCGTGCGGGACGGTGTAGAAGCACACTTCGCTGGGGACAAGGACGCGCGCAACCAAGCGCTACGTCAGTTCTCTGGGGTTATGGGTATGTCGTTCTTGCTCGCCGGTGTGGTAGGTATGCCGCTCGCACGGGAACTCATGCAGCTGATGAACCTACTGTTCTTCGACGAAGAAGAAGACAGCGCGGAAACGCGGGTACGCAAAGCAATCGGCGAAGGTTTCTACAAAGGCCCGCTGACCGCACTGCTTGATGTGGATTTGTCCAGCCGTATTGGTCTATCAGGGCTGCTACTGCAGGCTAACCGGTTTAACCACGATGCGTCACTCGAAGAAGACGTGTTCCACTACCTCGGTGGTCCCGCGTGGAGCGTAATCTCCAGCTACAATCGTGGGTACAAAGATATAATAAACGGCGAAATCGAGCGCGGTGTTGAAGCTATGCTACCGGGCGGGGTACGTAATGCGTACCAAGCGGCGTTCCGGTTCCCGCGGGACGAAGGCATCCTAACCCGCCGTGGCGACCCCATCATGGACGATCTGTCGTTTGGGCAGCTGGCTGCGAAATTCATTGGGTTTGCCCCCGCCGAATATACTCGGACACAGGAGATGACGCAGCAGACCAAAGGCATCGACCGTGCGGTAAGTGCACAGCGCACGCTTCTACTGCGTAAATACTATGTGGCGACGCGGATGGGCGATTACGACGAATCACAACGTATGATGCGGAGAATCGGAGACTTTAACCGTCGGCATCCGTCCGCTGCGATCACACCGGAGTCATTCCGCCGCTCAATACGCCAGCACATGGAGACTTCAGCCACTATGTATAACGGCGTAACTCTCAGCCCTAGTATGCGCAACGAGTTAGCTCGTAGTATGAACGAGTGGGATCAGGGGTGGCAGCTCTTCTAAGAAAAAAGCCCCCGCGCTAGGCGGGGGCAGACACAGGGAGAGGAGAACATGTATGAGCAAAAACATGTCTGCTCGTAAGTTATCATAAAACTCTCCACATTCGTACCCCAAATCGTCCGTCTTCGATGCGTGGGTGGGTTTGCACGTCCCACCCCTTCGTTTTAGCTATTTTAGCTATTTGTTTCTTGGCTTCTTCTGTGTTGATGCAGGGGATAAATGCCGACGCACCGACCACCATCTCGTCCCACTTCACGATAATGCGAACACCATCTGGGTGCAGGTCATCAGTCTTCGGTATTGCTTTCATCTGCGCCCCCGTGCTCCATTTCAAAGTTAACCTCGATAACATCAGCCGCTGGTAGGTTGAGGTTCGTGCCCTTGGTGATACGCATCTTGCGCTTCACTGCGCCCTTATCCTTAACAAGATCACCGATGCAGGCGGTGTAGTCGATCTGCTGCTCGATGCACCAACGCTTGAACGGCTTGACCAGAATGAACGCCTTCTTGGTGTCTGTCTCGTACCGCGCAACCAACTTGGTGCGTGGGTTCATCTCAGGGATAACCAGAGACTCGATACCGTCTTGCGTCGTGCCACGCAGATCGCTTGTGCTCTTGATCGACAGAATGTTGCCGTTGTGCTCGGCGAAGAAGTCCGCAAGTATCTGGCTCGACGACGCCGACATGTCCTGCACGACAGTCTGGTTGTACTTGATAAGTTGTACAGCGAAGTTGAACACCGCCTTCATGTCGTAATTCAGTAGGCCGATCTTGTTAGCCACGATCCCTGCAGTCAGCGATTTCGTGATGTACTCCGACCAGAAACGATCAGAGGGCGTCAGTTTACATGTCTCGTCCACACGAGCGCGCACCTTGTCCTCGATAGCTTGGATGGCCTCTTTGTTGTTCATGTAATACTGCACAAAAATCACACCTGCGTGCCCGTAGTGCTTCTTGGCGCGGTGCGAGAACTCGTCTGTCATCTTCTTGTCGCCAGTGCCATCGAAGAACTTATCGACGCGCGCTTCCAGCACCCGTAGGGCCTCCGCTTTCGGCGTATTTTTGTACAGCGAAATCTTCTCGATTAGGCTCATCTGACCTGTGGACAGTGCAAGGAACCGCCATGCCCCACCGCGTACGCGTTCCACGTTTGACCCACCAGACATACGGTTACGCTGCGATCCTTCGGTAATGCCGTAGGCTGTGTCAGACGCTAGCTTTGGCGGTGTGTTTGTAATCTCGTCGGTGCAGAAGGGCAGGTTCTTGTAGACCTCGGCGCGGTTCATGCGCGAGTTAAGCGAGTCTCGCTCTTTCAGGATAAGTTCTTCTGGGTCGCCCCATGGTGTCAGGGCCATGTTCATCGCAGTGGTCTTGCCCAGACCAGAATCTTTACTGTGCATGTGCAGAAGACAGCCATACAAGAAAGATGTCCGCATCAACACACTGCCGAAACCGGCGCATACCACAAGCTGATACAGCTCCATGCCCTTCTTGTTGAAGAACTCCGCATTCTCTTTCCAACCCTCTAACGTGCCCCTCGGCGTAAAGAACGGGAAGGCAAACGCCGTTGCCGACGATGCAGGGTTAAAGTCAATACGGTCAGGGAATATCTCCCGATCACCGAGAATAAATGAGGTGCCCTCGTCGTCCGACCACCCGAACTGAACGTGAGCGATGTCTGCTGCGCCTTGATACTGCAATTCTTCGATCCACTTGATACTATACGTCATCAATGCCTCCACGGTATTACCCCATGCAGTGACACCTTTGGACGCGATGGCTTTCCTAAACTCTTCCTTCGATGTCACTGAAATCTGCGGGACAGTGAACTCTCTTACCCCGTCTCTTGGCAGGTGCAGACGGAACACCAACAGGTCTTGTTCGCCATCAGTAACACGCCGAACAATGTACAAGTCATTATGATATATGCACTTGTCCTCGACTTCTCCATCGGCGTTCTCGGTTTTGATATACACGCCGCCGTTGGCTCCACGGAAATAGGGTCGCGGATAGGACGGGATAACGTACGTTTCTGGCTCTGCATCAGACGTTGCCGCAGGCAGTTCGATTACGTTATCTTCTTCTGATGCTTCTTTAGTGCGCGCGCCGAGAGAGATAGGCGACTTGATCTTGCCCCACAGGGGGCAATGGATACACACATCGGGATTGTATTCGTCGAACGTGCTGCACAAGTACGGACCCTTGATGCGGTCCATCTTGTTGTACATCTCGTCTGGTGTGAAGTCAGGGTGCCCTTCCGATATTCGCACAGCTGCTTTGTCTGCGTCGACGCAATGCTTCGCAATCGACAGCCCCGCGCGCCACATCGGCTCCGACATTGTTGACTGGTTCTTGTAGATGTAGGCCAGCTGCGCACAGCCCTTGCCCTTCCCAGTCTTCACCATGATGTCTTTGAAGTAATTCTCGCGGTTCCCCATCAGTGCGTCGAGCACTGCACTGCTCCCACCCATCGGCGTAAACTTCTTGGGAACTGGTATCGGGTCAGCACCGAGCAGCTCAGAGAACGCGTCGAAGTCGACAGCCTCAATGGCTTCGGTGTTCAATACCTTAACTTCTTTAGGTGGGGTGTCTTTGTGGTTATGGGTACCGGGCACACGTAGAACACGCGCTATGTCCGCGGTCACAGCGGGGTCGGCAGCAAACCCGTGCTTCGCACACAGCGCCTTCAGGCGCCCTGCTACAGGCTCCCACTCGCCTATCGTCACGTCCTTGGTTAGCGGCCAGTACACATGCACACCGCGCCCAGAGCTTACCATGATCGGTCTTGGTAGCTTTAACGTCTTACAGAATTTGCGCAGTTCTTTGATCGCTGTAAGCTGATCTGGAAATTCTTTGCTCGGCCCACAGTCGAGGTCCATGAAGAAGGACCGCATACGGATTGCGGCCTCCTGTTTACGTGATCCCGCTTCGCCGAAAGTAGCCAGTGCAAAGTACGCATCATAGCCGTTCGCGTCGAAGTCATGCGCCGCGTCAATAACGTGGTCGATGCTGTCGTAGAATTTTTGTTTGCGCTGCCCTGTCTTGTTGGCCGCAAATACGCAGTACCAACCTTCGTGGGCCACTACGCTTTGTAGAAATCTTTTTATTTGCATTGCTCTTGCCCATGAAAGAAAAGCCGTGGCCTGTTACAGCCACGGCACCCAAATTACTCGTCGTCGTCCCACGCATCGACGAGATCACCAAGGTCGTCGTCTGAGGCTTTTACCTCTTCTTTTTTGTTGACCTTCTTGGGTTCTTCCACAGGTGCATCATCCGCCTCGACGGGTGCTGCTTTCTCCAACACGTTGTTGGATTTCTTCGGCGCAGGTGCAGACTTCTGCGCACCATCCGACTGCGACACAGACATGGTGATAGCTTTCTGCACGTCGGGGTGCTCCCGCAGTTCGATGACTTCTTTCAACTCGCTTTCTTCCAACGGACGTGCCGCCTTGAAGAACAGCTTCGGTACGTCGCTGTTTTCGTCGAAGTACATCTCGGTCACGACAGCAGAGGGCGGTGCCTTGTGTGCGTTCAGATAGTTTGCGTACGCCTGCATTGGCATCTTACCATCCACGGCTTTGCCGAACACAGAGATAGCCGACAGCTGTGCTTGATACACTTTGTCGTACTGGCCCTCGATCGCTACGGCGATACGCTGTGCGTAACGGCAAGCGCGTGTGTCCCCTTGGCCCGAACCACGGACGTTCATGGGGCAGTCACCACAACGAGATGCTTGGCGTTGCTCCGCGGGTACATCAGGTGCAGGGGTCTGTGTGTCAGCGGACCAGCATGTAGGCGGTGTGGGGTTCTCTGGGTCGTATGTCCCTGCGTAGTAGGAACGAGACACCTTGGCTGCGTCCAAGATCACGACGTTCAGCGAACCGCTGCTGTTCACGTTGACTTGTTCACCGCCAACCAACTCACGGAAGCGTCCACCACGGAAGCTGATACGGCGCATACCGCCGCCACCTGCACCACCTGCCAAGTTATCGGCAGTGGACTGCAACGACTTGAACAGATCGCTGCTAACAAGGCTATTGCCCTTGAAGAGTTCTAAATCACTCATTTTGTGTTCTCCTTACACATCTTCGTCAGCGTCGAAATCAAATTCTAGCTGCTCTTCTTCCGCGTCATCTGACGCTACCAACACAGAACCAACGGCGCCTTCTGCGGACACTGCTGCTTGCTCCTGTGGTGACTCTATCGCCTTGCGCATGTCCGTTAGGGCAGCTGCTACGGCATCTCGGTTGAACCGATACGTATTACCAAGACCGATGTAGGTGTTCTCGGGGATGTGCCCCTGACGCACCCACGCACGGATTGTTGAGACCGACACATGAAAATATTGTGCTAGGTTCTCAATGGTTACGAACGGGCTTTTTTCCTCAGTCATTTCTTCCTCACTGATATTGCGTACTCAGAATCCACGTTAAGCCCCGGAGGTAGTAGGTCGGGGTTTTCTTCGAGGAACTGCTTTACGTTTGTCTGGTTCAGACGTTTATCCAGAAACTCAGGCACCTCGTGCTCAAGAATAAACTTGTGCATGGATTCCCAGTCGCTAGTCCAATAACGCTTCTTGACCGTGCGGTAGAACAACCCTTCTGTAGTGCGAACACTTTCGACGTTGTGTTCATTGCAGTGGTCAAGCAGCGCGCGTTTAATCCTGTCCTGCTGATCTTTTAGCGCGTCGTCTTCTTCTTTGAACTTGGCCGACAGCTCCGCACGTTTGTCTCGTATTTTGATGTACGTACGGGTCAGTTTTTCAACAGGAATGTTTTCATTGCTCATAACATTCTCCTTTGGTTAGACCTTACATCTACTATCAAACAATACCCTAGTCAAGTATTTGTTTGTATAAGTCGATGATTTGTGAGTGTACGTTAATTCTGTTGTTAAGTAATGCGTACACATGTTTTTCTACAGCAGAACCTTGTAGTTGGATCACTGTACAGGGGTGACGTTGGCCCGACCGATGCACGCGCGCATTGGCTTGAGCGTATGTCTCCAGAGAGGAAGTCGGCCCCCACCATACAACAGTGTTCGCTGCCGTTAAAGTCACACCATGTGCTGCCGATTGGGGCTGGATCACCAATATCTTGGGGTTGGGCTGTTCTTGGAAGCGTTTGAATATCTCCGTGCGCTTCGATGCGGACACGTCTCCGCGAATCACTTCGGCGGTCAGTCCGTCCTTGCGCAGCTTCTCCGTCAAGATGTCGATCGTGTGCTTGAACGGGACAAACACCAACACCTTCTGGCTGCTCTCGTCGATAACTTCTTTCAGCACGTTGTAGCGGTTCTTGATATCGAACTCTAACGTGTCTCCGTCGTCGGTATAGACCGCGCCTGCACTGATCTGCAGTAGCTTGTTCATGGCGATGGCTGCGTTCGCTGCCGTGACTTCCTCGCCTGCTGCTTCCATGACGAGGCGGTTCTTGAGCAGCTCGTAGTATTTCTTCTGTTGACGTGTCATCTCGACTTCACGCTTCACGTAGGTCATGTCGGGCAGGTCGAGGCACTCGTCTTTGGTGAACCTGATGGCAGGCTGCAGCGCGTTATACACGGTGTTGGTGGCGCTCTCTTTTGGTATCCACTTGAACTGCGTAATCTTACGCATCACTTGGTCGCGGAATGAACCGAAGAACCGTGGCACACCCGTCGGGTTCACTAGCTTGGCGATACCATACGCATCGAGGGGCGACTGTGCAGCGGGTGTACCCGTCATCATCCAGAGCCATGTGTCCTCAGTCACCAACCGGTTCAAGCACTTCCAACGTTTACTCTGTGCGTTCTTATAGGCTGTCGCTTCGTCCACGATGATAAGGTCGAAGCCACCGTTGCGTATCTCCTCCTCGACGATCTCTACGCCATCGAAGTTTATGATGATAAAATCTGCACCGCCGTTGATGATCTTCTTGCGCTTGTCAGCAGAGCCGTGGGCTACGTCCACCGTGCGGTGCATCGCTACGTCGAACAGGTCAGCGCGCCACGCCGCATCCATAATGGATAGGGGGCAGATAACTAGCGCGCGTCGCACCTTGCGCTGCTGCATAAGGAAGTCCGCTGCCCAGATAGCCGAGGCGGTTTTGCCCGTGCCCTGCTCGTTGAAGCAGAACGCCTTGCGGTGCAGGGTGAGGAACTCAGCTGTGGTCTTCTGGTGGTCCATGGGCTTGAAGCGCCCAGACCATGCGTATCGCTTTGTAATCGGCGACGGTGCCTTCACACCCATACTACGCAGGGTGTGCACCTCGTCTACACCCCAGCTAACTGCCACCTCGTGTGGGCCAGTCGCTTTGCTCTTTGGGATGGTTTGAAGGATGCGGTTTGGATTGCGTAGCTTAAGAAGCAACGCCTTGTCGTTGATCGTCTTCATTTGTCTCCTCGCAGCGGTTTCCCGCGTGTTAGTGTTGCACTAACGTTTCTTGCCTTTGCTCAAGGCCCCACCAGCAGCACGGTTCTTGCTGCGGCTTTGTACACGGTAGCCATCTTTGTTTGTACCACCGCGTGATAACGGCTTCTTGTGCGCGATGTCTTTGCCCTCACGCTTGTCCGCCTTACCGTTCTTGTTTGCGTCTACACTGGTGCTGTCCATCTTACGTCGAGCGCGCTGTCGCTCCATGCGATCTGCATGTTCGCCTCGTGCTTTCTGCTGTGCGTATTCCTTTTTGTAAGGGCGTGGTTTGTTCTTGTATGGCATTAGTTTGCTCCGTTGTGTGGACACTCAGTTACAGGACAATGACGTCTGCACAGACCGCTCGGCTTCGGGTTCCATACATTCAAGTCAAAGGCTTTCTTCATTGTACCATGTTTTGAGAGCCATTTCTTCCACAACTCTTCTTTGTCGAAGGTGGTGTACTTGTCCTTGATTAGGTCGTTTGCGACGACGAACAGCAACCCTGCACGGATTTTACTGATGTCGGGGAAGTGCGCGAACACCGTCAGAGCCATCAACTCTAGCTGCCCTTTGTCAGCATACTTTGACGACTTACCCGTCTTGTAGTCGATCACCCACGCCATGTCGCCCAGTGTGTCCACGATTATAAGGTCGGCGATGCCACGGAACCAAACGTCTTTGTCGAAGAACGTGCAGGGTTCTAGGTTTTCGGTTAACCCCATCTTGCGTTCGGTTAACTTAACACCACGCTTGGCGTTGAGGTTGTCCAACATCTTCTGCGCAAACGAAAACTTGGCAGGCAGTGGCACCTGCTTGCCGATGAAATCCTCGGCGGCTTTGTGAAACTCTGACCCGTACCGTATCGCCTCGGTCTCCTCGAACGGATGCTCCTTCAACACAGTCACATGGTAGAACTGCTTAGGGCACGTCTCGAAAGACTTGAGTTTACTGTAAGACCAAGGCGCGGCGGTGACGGGTTTGCTCACTCACATTCTCCATAGCTTTTTGCGGTGCCTGCTTCACAGTCGACGGGTAATCCCTCGGCCCAGCTCGGTGTCCACCGCATTGATTCCTCGACAAATTCTACTGCCTCGGCGACTTCGGCGTCGGGTACACAGCATACAATCGAGTCGTGAACAGTTAACACCACTTTGTATCTTTTTGCAATGCGTAACATCTGGTCACCAATGATGCAGCGCGCTATGGCTTGGCAAACGTTCTCTACGACCTTCCCGCCGTAGATTTTCTTCTCCCCTGCGCGGACCTTGTAATAGTATTGCGGCCCCTTTTCCTCCTCACGTGCAAACAGATCGTGATAGAACATCGGCAGCCCAGATGGCAGCATAACCGCCTTCTTCACGGGGTCCACGGTCAACACACCTGCTCTACCAAAGTCGAGTCGATCACCCTGTGCCATGTAGCGGAGCATGTTCTGTGCACTGCGCCACAGCTGGCTGATCTTCCAGTTGGTGTCACGGTAAATGTTGATGACCCGCCGTGCCTCGTCCAACTCCATGTCAAACCCAAACGACTTAAGCTGTGCTTGGAACTTGAGTGCGCCCATGCCGTAGCCTGCGCCGAGAATTGTGGTCTTGCCCACGAACCGCTGGTCCTTGGTCACCTCGTCCACTGGCACACCGTAGATGCTCGACGCCATCTTCTTGTAGACGTCTTCTCTGTTAGTGAACGCACTAACAAGGTCTTCCTGTTCAGCCAACCATGCAAGCACACGGGCTTCGATCTGTGCCGAGTCAGCCTCGACGATGGTGTGGCCCTCGGGTGCGATGATCGCCTTCTTCAGTGCCTTCCCGTTGGGGCCTCGGCTCGGCAGGTTTTGCAGGTTGATCTTGTCATCCCCACCCCACCGACCAGTGTGCGCGGCGTAGTATCTAACGGGTACCGGGAGAAGTCCACGTTTCGATATATCTATAAACCTCTGAGTGCGTGTTTCCTCAAGCGTGGATTTTGTCCCAAGCCGTGCAGCAACTAGGGCCTGCACCCTGTCGTCCTCGTGCTCCAATAACGCCTTAAACTCTTCGTCGTTCTTGGCGAAGGCGAACGTCTCCTTGCCCGTGGTAGGACTTGTCTTCACTGGCGGCTCCACGCCGAGCGACTTCAACATCTCTGCGAACTTAGGGTTGGACATCAGGTCTTTCTTGTCGGTGATGCCTGCGTCGATCATCAGCTGATCTTTGCGGTCCTTGACGTTCTCTAGGTGCATCTCAAGCAGTCCGAGGTCTAGGTCCAGTGTGGGTTCAGTGAACATCCGCAGTGTCAGGTCAATCAGCTTGAGTTCCTTCATCGGGAACTTCTTGGCCATGATGCTGAACAGCTTGTACGTCAGGTCGACGTCGTTGATGCAGTAGTCACCATACAGTGACAGGTCATTGTCAGTGAAATCTAGTCGTCTCTTCCCAAGCGCACGGACAACTTCCGTGCCTTTAACTCCGACGCCGTATCGTTCAGCCACTTTCTTGAGGCTTGCGCTAGATTCGACCCCGTGTAGAGCACGGGCAAGGTGCATAGTATCAGCAAGAGCGCGAGGATGAATATCAAACTGCCAAGAAAGAATAGCCCCGTCAAACATAGTATTGTGGGCAAGTACCATACTGTTAGCCCAGTCAAACGTATCGAGGTACGCAGCGATTTGTTCCTTCGTCCCGCTCGCCCATTCTGTCTCATTGCTGTTCACCTTCACTGCAACGCCGATCACCTCGAAGCGTGAGTCGCGTATGTATTCTTCTGTTGTCATCTTAGACAGGGAGTAGTCCTTGTCGTAATAGGTCTCAAAGTCGACCGTTATCAGGTCCATGTTCTCTCTCCTTCATCCATGGTGCTTTTGGCAGGGTTACTTCCTGCTTCTTACGCTGCCGCTCCGACGTTATTTGTGCGTGGCGGATGCTCTGCTCCTTAGTCCACGGCTGTCTTCTTGGTCGGTGTTTATGCGACGGGTATCTATGCGTGTTCACACGTTCCTCATGTAGCGTCTTATTGTGTGTAGGCTTTTCTTAGCCTGATATTCGTCCTGCGTAGACGCGTTATTCGCTACGCACGCCACCCGGCACCCACGGTGCAGTAGGAAGTAATGATTGCGTTTCTTCACCACTTCCCAGCTAGCAGGCAGCTCCTTAATGAAGTCCCGCAGTATCGGGTGCACTTGTTTCGGTATTGTCTGCACTGTCTTCTCCTTGCATTTCGATCAGGCGCTGCAGGTGGTGCACGGCCTTCTCAATGTCCTGCATACCGCCTTTGCTCTGCTCCCGTGCGAGGTATGCAATAGCCACGCCTTTGTGGTAGCCGCGGTATTCCTCGGGTGTCAGCCACGCCTCCAGTGCTTGCCAAGGCTGCACGGCCATGTCCTTATAGTGCGCGCCGCCGACTTGGCTGTCCAACGCACTGTGTGTTTTGTTAGTGC